AAATTTAGTTATACATTAATTAACGAAGATGATCTTTAAAATTATGAAAGCTTTAAAAAAATTAGTATTAAAAAAGACACTAAAAAAGATTGGTAAAGGTGCTTTGACTTTTGTTGACAATGCAGCATTAGGAGGAGCAGTAACCAAAACCATTCAAGATACAAAAGAAAGTCCAAAGGGTAAAATCCCATATTTGGAAATCACTGCTTCATTAGTTCCTATAGTATTGCTTATTGCAGTTCTTTCAGGAATAGTTACAATTGAAGAAGTAAAGGAGTTGTTGAAATTATTTTAAAATAGAAATGAATGTTTGTAAATACCCAGTTGTTTTCGCCTGTTGTTACGGATGGTATAACAAATGCTCATCCTCTTTCATTTGATTACAAGTCGTGGTGGAAAGAACAGAAACGAAGGTGTTTAGAAGGATATGAAGTTGGAGGAGTAAAGATTACCGGTGACTATTATTGGTACTTAAACTTCTGGAAGATTAGAGGAAGAGACTCAAGCACTGGAAGAAAGACTCTAATCTCTCCAAGATTCTTAGACATGGACTGGCATTACTTTAACACTCTACAAAGAGCCAGGGAAGAAGGCAAGCATGTAGTCGTAGCTAAAGCTAGACAGAAAGGATTCTCCGAAAAGCATGCAGCTCTAATGGGAAAAGAGTTTACATTCTTTCCTCACTCCCAAACAATCATAACAGCTGGTGAAGAGAAGTACTCAAATGCAACTATGCGTATGTGCGTTAGAGGCCTTAACTCATTAAAAGATACCGAGTTCTTTAAAAGAAGACAGCCAGATACTTTAGATTATTGCATGGCAAGATATAAGGTAATTGAAAATGGTGCTCCTTTTTGGAAAGGATTTCAAAGTGAGATCTATAATATTACATCAAAGAATAATCCACAAGCCACAATTGGTAAATCTCCATCCTTAATTATATTTGAAGAGGCAGGTCGTTTCTCAGGACTTGTCGAAGCTTTTAAATATATACAACCCGCATTAGAAGCGGAAGGCGAGACAACAGGTTTTGCAATAATAGTTGGTACAGGTGGAGATATGGATAAGGGTGCAGCTGAACTGGAAGAGATATTCTATAACCCTGAAGCCTATAATATGATTTCATTTAATAATGAATGGGAAGATAATGGAGGTGAATCAATTGGTTATTTCTGTCCAGCTTGGCAATACAAACTAATTGATGATCAAGGAAATTCAAAAAAAGAAGAATCATTAAAGTTAATTGAACACGGAAGAGAGATAGCTAGAAAGTCAAGATCAGCTGATGCTTATGTAACTACCATTACGCAGGATCCAATTGTTCCTAGTGAAGCTTTCATGCGAACTGGTGGAAATATGTTTAACCAGGCTATCTTGAATACTCAATTTGCTAGAATAAGAAATTCTAAAAGCCTAACCAATATGGCTGATAAAGGAAGGCTTGACTGGAGAAAAGATAAGAACGGAAAAATCGTAGGAGTAGATTTTGTTTTTGATGATAATGGAGAATTGTTAATATGGGAACATCCAGAACTTGATAGTTTAGGAAAAGCATTTTTAAATCTATATGTAGCTGGAACTGATAGCTATGATAAAGATGAAGCTCAAGCTTCAGATTCTAAAGGATCTTGTTCAATGTATAAGATGTTTAAGGATTCTAACTCAACTTCTAATATATTTGTAGCACGTTACACTGACAGACCCAAAACTGCTGAAAGGTTTTATGAAGAAACAGCTAAGCTTTGTTGGTATTATAATGCACCGAATTTAATAGAGTGGTCAAATATTGCTATTTTTAACTGGTACAGAAATAATGGGTTTGAAGGATACTTAAAAGAAAGACCTATGATAGCTTACGCAAATGTAAAGGAAAGTAGAGTTAGAAATAAGTATGGAGTAGATCCAGGAACAAAAAGTGAGTGGCTTATTGCTTACCGAGATTATATTGAGGATTATGCAGAAGTAATGTATGATGCTATTCAGGTAGAGAAAGCAATTAAGTTTAGGAATGAAAAAAAATATAACTGTGATATTACAATATCTTCATCATTAGCAATAATTCATGCTAAAGATAATGTAAACATCAAAGTAAATAGAGATCAGCATAAGACAAAGAAAGAAGAATTCTTTCACTACAAGTCTAATGGTGGTCAATTAATGAAACAATTTTAAAAGATAATATATGGCATTACCTAATCAAAATATACCTGAGTCCAAAAAGGATGATTCCTGGATGAAAAGGTGTGCGTCTGCAATAGTGAACATGGGATGGATCACTAGAAATGCAAAGATGAAAGACAAGTTTTGTTATGATATGTTTAACGGAGTACAAGATGAAGGAAGTTATGATTACTTAAGAAAGGTAGGAGATTATGAATATCCTGCTAAAGTTAGATTTGTTCCTTTACTAAGACCGAAGTTAGACTTATTAAGAGCTGAGGAAACCAAAAGACCTTTTAATTGGAGAGTATTTACAGTAGATTCAAAATCTATAGGTGATAAGCAAGATGCACGATACCAGGCTATAATTGGTAAAATGGCTCAAAACAAAAAGATAGTTCAGGAAGGTTACCTGGATGCAATGGAAGATTTAAATAACATCCAAGAGACAGTAGCTCAAATTCAACAACAAGCTCAAGAGAGTGGCCAGCAAATCCCACCAGAAATGCAAGAAAAGTTAGACATGGCTAACAAAGAAGCAGACTTAGGCAAGTATGTTTTAAATCATCAAAACCTCATCACTCAAGAAGATCTTCAAGACATTGAAACTTATTTTAAATATGAATACCAAGACTTTTTAGAGAAGGTAGCTGAAAGAGGATTGAAGTATATGATTGCTAACTACAACTTAAAAGAAGAATTCAATATGGGATTCACTGACAAGATTGTAACTGATAAAGAGTTTTATTTTGTAGACTGGGAAGACGGACAACAACAAAAAGATCCCTGGGTAAGAAAGGTAAATCCAATTGGCTTCTTTTATGCCGCAGATACTCAAGTTAAATGGGTAGAAGATGCTGCATGGGCTATGGAGGAAAGGTTCATGACTATTAATCAAATAATAGATGAGTTTGGAGATAAGTTAACTTGGGATGATGTAGAAAAGATCAAAAAGAGATCTGAATTTATTAATGCTCAATCAAGTTATGGATATGGATATACCGGTTACAACGCAATAGATGGAACCAATACTGGGCTGGGACCAACTGATGTTAACGGATGTTTAACTGATGGTCTTTATGCAGGATCTGAAGAATTCGCCAGTGTTGTTAGAGTTTGTAATGTATATTGGCAATCACCAAGAAAACTACGTTTTAAAAGATCTCCTAATAAATATAAAGAGGGAAGTTACTATACTAAAGTAATGAGAGAAGACGAAAAGGTTCGGTCTGACAAAGGAGAAAAAGAAGAGAAAGGATATGTCAATGATATTTATCAATGCACTGTTATTGATACTAATATATATGTAGACTACAAAAAGAAAGATATAATTAGAGCAGAGGAAAACCCTGCTGCTGCTAAGCTACCATTTATAGGTAAAGCACATAACTATTATACTAGAAAGCCTTATTCTTTAGTTTGGGCTGCTAAAGATGTTCAAATATTATACAACATAGTTCATTATCACAAAGAACTTGCACTAGCATTATCTGGAGCCAAAGGATTTATTATGGATAAGTCTCAAATTCCAGATGGTATGTCTATGAAAGAATGGATGTATCAAAGAAAGTTAGGAGTTGGTTGGATTGAATCTGTGCGGTCAGGAATGAATCGTCAGCCCACTTTCAACCAATTCCAAAACTTTGATGACTCACTAGGACCAGGAATACAATCCTTGTTTGTGATGCTTCAACACTTAGAAGAATTAGCTTCTAGTATCACAGGAGTGAGTAGGCAAAGAATGGGAACTGTGGCTCCTACTGATCAAGTTGGAACTAACGAGCAGGCTGTACAACAATCCGCTTTAGTGACCGAGATTATCTTTCATGAACACGAAGAGATTAAGCGAAAGGTATTTGAAAGACTAATTAACTTAACCAGGAGAGCTTGGAAGAAAGGAAAGCATGGTTCTTATGTCTTAGGAAATTTAGATCAAGGATTGATTGATATTCCAGCTGATGTTATGGAAAGAGCTGACTATAAAGTATTTGCTACTGATAGTGGTAAAGAAGAAAAAGCTCTTAATGATTTAAAAAGGCTAGCAGCTCAAGAACATGGAAAAGGATTACTAACCTTTGGTGAATTAGTCAAGTTATACAATATGGATTCTTTAGCAGAGCTTGAAGGATCTATTGCTAAGTATGAGGAAATGGCTATGCAGAGAATGAGTAACAATGCACAAGAAGAACACCAAAGAAATAAAGAATTAAAAGATCTTGACAATGAGGTTAAGATGATGTTAGATAAGCAAGCTGATGAAGCAAAACTAATGTTAGCTCAATTGGAAGTAGCTAAGTTTGAGTTTGAAAAAGCTAAGTTTGGAGCTGAAGAACAAAGACTCTCAATGAAGGATCAGGGCGATATCGCTGTTGATAACAGAAAAGTTGATGCAGAAGAAAATAGAACTCAAAGTGATTTTGTAATGGAACAAGCTTACTTAGAACAGCAAAAGAAAGAAGCTGCACAGGATAACGAAATCAACAAAGCTGAGTTAGCTATGAAGGGTGTTGAGGCCACTGAAAACCTAATTGAAGAGAACAGAAAACAAAAGCAAAGGCTTAAAGATTAAAAAAAGTTGACGAAAAATTAATATATTTGTGTATTACAGAAAAATAGAAACTAGAAACAAGAAAAATTATTAACATGGAAAATATTGATAAATCAATGACGGAGAATGCAGCAACAGACATAACTAATGCTGCCAATTTAGATGCATTAACTGCACCGGAAGGTGGATATGATGCTGATATAACAGGTACAGTAACAGGAGCATCTGAGGATGCATTACTGGATAGTACCCATGATACTAACGGATTGCCTAATTTGGATCCTCCCGTTGATAATACAGAAGATATGACAGCTACTATGCCTATTGAAGGGGAAGTAGCACAAGAGACTCACACTAATGATTACTGGCAAAAACCATTTGATAAATTAAAAGAAGAAGTTGATGGCTTTGAACTTCCAGAAGATCTGTCTGAAGAAAATTATTTAGACTATCTAAAGGAATATTGGAGCCAAGATGCACCTCAACCAGATGTTCATCCTGATCTTATGAAGATTCAGAATGCATTAAATGAAGGAGCAGAAATAACTGAAATCTTGAAAGATATCACAACGGATTTTGACGTTATGAAATTGAGTGATAAAGATTTATTAAGACTAGACATATCTAAGACCAATGATAATTGGGATGACGATAAAGTCTCTGATGTTATTAATAGACTTGATAATGCGGGAATGCTTGAATTAGAAGCAGAACGTGTTAGAAATAGGGTTCGTAATTTTCACGAAGATAGAATGAACAACCTGGAATCTGAAGCAAAATCGGCCAAGCTACAGCAAAGGGAAAAGAATTCTACTGAACGAAATGAACAAATAGATCAAGCATTAAAGACCTTTAATGAAATGGATGAAGTTTACGGTCTGCCAATAAGCAAAGCGGAAAAGGCAGAATTTTCTGATTATTTCAAGACACTTGTTACTCCTGACGATAGTGGTGTAGCTCCAATGTTTCAAATGTTGCAAAGCAACGAAAATTTGGTAAAATTAGCTGCTATGATGTGGAAAGGTGATGACAAGGTTCGAAGTGCGATCACAGATGCTAAGGAATCTGGAAAGAATGCCATCAAAAGCAAACTTCCTGGGAATCCTAAAACATTTGGCAATAATGGTCCTATGGATCCGAATAAAATTGACTTAGATGCATTGAGTGCTCCAGAGCGTTTAGTGATCTAATGTCTTGAAATTTATTTATTAATTATTTAAAAAATCTAATAAAATGAAGATTATTGGAACTGGTACTTATGACGCTAACAGAACCACTATGACGAATTCATTGGCAGCAGCTTTACTGACTAAGCCGGAGATTTCAACTAATGTGGTTAATCTGTTTGAGGATAACTTCACTGCGTTTTCATCATATTTAGCTCGAAGAGGTATGTCTAAGAAAGGCATTAGACCTGATATGAGCACTTCTGATTTCAAAGTAATTGGAAACAGGAAGTTTATGTGGGCTTTGAAAGGTTATCCTTTTAGAAAAGGAACAATTCTTGACTTATTGGACAATACAGGTGCAGAAATTGATTGTGCTGCGGCTCCGGCCACGCAAATCGGTGCGAACCTGGAAATATTCCAATTAGTTTTAGATACAAATTTCTTTTCACCTAATGATACTTTAGAATTATCTGATCACAGAACAATTCTACAAGTAATGGATGAATATCCTGAAGAAATAACTGTGGGAACACAGACAGGATGGAAATATAAAGTAAGATTAGTAACCAACATTTCTGGTGCTTTTGTAGGGTGTAACCTTGTAGAAGAAGGAAAAGAAGTTGGTTTTAGTTATACTGCATTTCCTGAATTGAGTGAAACTGGATACGAGAAAAATACTTATCCTGAATGGCATACTAACTATATGACTATTCAAAGGATGCAGTTTTCTACGTCTGGCTCTGCTCAAAATACGGTTCTTTGGGTTGAACACAATGGTCAAAAATTGTGGTTTAAAGTCCAAGAAATGGACATGATGAGAAGATGGGCTTATGCTCGTGAAAATCAACTACTGTTTGGTAGAGCTACTATTGATGCAAATGATAATATCTTTTTGCGTGATATCAAAGGTAGAGAAATCATACAAGGTGATGGTTTGATCGCACAAGGAGACGCTTCTTTGAAATTCCAGTATAATACACTGAATATCAAAACTTTAGAAAACATTATGCAAAATCTTCAATTGCTTGCAAATGATGATGGTTTGACAGAGGTTTTCGTAATGGGTGGTCAAGCATTCGTGTGGAACTTCCAAAGATTGATGAGAGATGTATTCAAATACGATCCAACGCCTTTATTTGTTTCTCAAGGAGAAAGAGAAAAAGGAGTTAAAGTTGCTTTCAATAGCTATGAAATGGCGGGTGTTAAACTTGTTGTTGCATGGAATAAAGCAATGGATGCTGCATGGAGACCTCAGCAAAAAGATATCTATGGTACAAACCTAGAGTCTTATAGAGGATTCTTTGTTTCTCTCGGTAATACTATCGGAGGAGATCCTAATGTTGAGCTTGTTGCATTAGGCAACGGATCTGACGACAGACGATATGTTAAGAAAGTAATTGATGGTATGGCTTCACCAGGAGGTACAGGTAGACGTGAGTTTGCTTCTAACTCTGTGGATGGTTACCAATGCCAAATCCTTTCTGAAACAGGTCTTATGTTGAAGAATCCTTTCGGGTTTGCTGAATTGTATAAACCTATGTAATTGATTTAATAAGATAAAAAGAATAAAAGATGAAAAGTAATATTAAAAGACTGATAGCAATAGATAAGAAGTATATTGAAGCTCCGGTTTACATTTGTGCTAAAGAAGATCCTCGTACTAAGACATTAGTTGATTACGAAGGTCGTTTGACTGACGCAGAAATAGAAAATCTACATGTTAAATTAGATACAGATACTCAATTGCGAGTGTCTCATTTAATGACATTTGATTTAAGTAATCCAAACGACAAGATACACTTTGAGGTTATCAGAGATGATAAGTTGATTGCTTTGTCCAAAGACGAAGTTAATCCAGGAGCACACAGATATTATATTGAAGATAAAGAACATGAAGCTAGTATAGCGATCAGTAAGACTAGACTAAAAGCCAAAGCGTTTAAAGTAATCGCTCTTCTTTCATTAGAAGACATGATTAACTACTCTAGGATTTTAGGAAAGTTTGCTAAGCAACTATCTGGCACTCAAGTTGAGGCTCTTCTTTATGAGTACTGTGAAGACGCACCACAAAAGATTATAGATATTTCCGAAGATAGGGACCTGAAGTACAAGATTTTAATGCACAAATTAACTAGCAATGGTTTTATAGGCATTAAAAACGGTAAGTACTGGAATGGTTCTGATCCTATTGGAATTAACGAACATTATGTTGTGGAGTGGTTAAAAGATCCTAAAAACTCAGTAATCATCACTCAGTGGACAAGACAAATGGATGGTTCGCCATCTCCTTCTATTGTCAACTCTTTTGATGAAGAGATAGAAGAAAATCAATTGGAAGAGAAGATTTTAAAAAAAGCTGTTAAAAAAACAACAAAAAAAGCAAAAGCTAACTAATGATAACATCTGCCTTAGAAATGTATAAATATTTTCTTGACGGAATGAACAAGGAAAAAACTACTACTGTAACTCCTGACGAATTCAACCGACTCATCAATGTATGTGAAGTTGAGTGGATCAAGAACAAGTATAGTGAATTCGAGTTAACCGAAAAGAGAATAGATGATCTAAGGATATTGGAGATCCGAGATGTAATACCTAACACTGGAACACCTGCACCAGGGGATGAGATTTTTATCTTACCCTACAATGCAGTGACCAATGTTAATACACCTGGAAATCCATCAGGAACTAATCATGGGTATATGTTTATGCTTAATGTTGCGTGGAAGATTCAATACATCAACAATGAATGTTGCGAAGACAGTGTATCGAAATGGATACCATCTAGGACTATGAAGGCTAACTTTGAATGGGAAATTCAAGATGACCCGTACAATAAGCCTCAAGATAATAGGTTGTTCCATAAGATCATTGGTAATCAACTTGAGTTGTATACCGGTACTGAGTCTTACGGCCTAGAATGTAGAATTGACTATTTACGTTATCCTCGGATGATCAATGTACCAACTCCATCTTTACCGATAGATGTTACATCAGAGCTTCCGTTGCATACTCGTGAAGAAATCATTTCTATTGCCATTAGGAAAGAACTGGGGAGAATTGAGTCGCCTCGATACCAACAGCAATTAGTAGAAAATTCTCAAACAATTACTTAAATTTATAAACCATTTAAAAATCAAAAATCATGCTTAGAAGACATGCAGATAAATTGTTAATTAATGGGGACTACGCAGCCGAGTTAGTTTTGAACGATACTGGAAATCCACCCGGACAAAACGAAGTTGTATTAAGAGACTATGGGTCCCTAAAAGATTTGTATACAATATCCGCAGCTCATGCTTGTACTGATGCAGGCACAGCTGAAGAGGTAACCGTTGAAGTGGTAATCCCTGAATCTTGTGAATGCCCTTATGAGTGGTGTTTAACTATAGTTTGTTTACCAAACTTGCCGTTATACGAAACTTATAATACATTCCCTAGTTCTAAGGTATATTGTTACGAAGATCCAGCTGGAGGAACTCCAACTGATACTGCAACAGCAGCAGCTATCGCTGCTTCTATTAATGCAGATCCATTCGCGTGTGTAACTGCTACTGTAGTAGGAGCCACAATCACTCTAGCAAGCATTGCTGGTGCAACAACAGGATTCCAAGCTTATACAGCTTCAGGAGTCGTTACAACTACTGTTGCATTCGTACCGCCTACGTTAGATACTGATGCAATGGCACGTATATTCCCAATTCAAGCAGGAGCATTTGGAACAATTCCAGCTCTTCCTGTAAGAGGTGCAACTTATTGCAAATGGAATATCACTATCAGGAACCAGGAGCAAGTTCAAGATGTAGATGGAGCTAATCACTGGAACGCATATGAGAAAGAAGTAGATATCTACGTTCTCAATGACGGTTCAGCTGACTATTTGGCTTTAGCTGCGGCATTGGACTTTATAGTCCCAGTACCTTAATCAGTAGAGAGCATTAATGAATGTTCTTGAACTGATAATATGTATATCATTATTCTGCCTCGGTATCCGGGAAATAACCGATGATATCGGTGGCAGAATAGGATATCCATTGAAAGAGTTCTTATTAACAAAAGAGATTCCAGAATGGATTCTTAAGCCAGTTATACTGTGCGTAACATGTATGGCCAGCGTTTGGGGTACTATAGCTTATTTTACCTTTATAGGGTTAGATCAAGGTTGTGAATGTTTTTTACAAATTAGTACTTATTTTGTATGGATTATTACTTGTTTTTCAGTATCTTTTCTCAATACTCTTTTATGGGCCTTGAGGAATAAATTGCTAGGGGTTCTTTAAAACTTAACAGATGTCAAAAACTTTAGCTGAAATAGGGTATAGCATAAGAAACCAAATAAGTGGTTACTTTTCTACAGACGATGCCAGAATATCAATTGATTTCGTTTATGATAAAGCTTGGGATGTAAGATCCATGCTTATCAAAGAAGAATACAGAAAATTCAAACAACTTAATGACCAGGATTACATCTCTGAATGTTGCCTGGAGATATGTTGTGAAGAGACTGTATGTGATGGCGAAGATTCTTTGCACTCAGAAAAGTATATCAACTTACCGGTTCTTGAATCCTCATTAGGCTATAATGGCGTTAAGTATTTTGGATCAGTAGATAAGAAAACACCTTTCCGAAGAGTAAATTATGGAGGAATGCTTTATAGTAACTATAGTTCCTGGACTAAGAAAGTTCCAACTTATACTATAGTTGATACCAAAGCTTATTTAAAAAACCTTCCTACGGATACTATGGAGTATATATGCGTTATTGGGATCTTTGAAGACCCAAGAGGCTATTGCAAGCCAGAAGATCCATTTCCATTAGCACGACACTTATGCCATAAATTAGAGCTTATTGTTATTCAACAATTAATGAGCACTATTAATATTGGACCAGATGTATATAACAACGCAAGGGATGATGCTCCAATGACATTACATCCTGATAATACGCAACCTAATGTAAAAAATA